GTGAATTGGCTGCAACTTTTCTTTGCCGATAATATGCCCGAATAAATGGGGCTTATTGGCAATAAGCTGGACGCCTTTTTCAGATCCTAGCAAATTACGCCATTCATTATCCATCTGTTTCCGTCTCGATATATTCTATCTGGCTGGCTAATATTGGCGGCTCAATCTGCGCTGATTCCTCAAATGTTTCAGAGAATATTTTGATTATTCTCAATTCCGATTCCTCTGATATTCCCGCGCCTATTATCACGTCAGTCTGGATTGGTTTTCCAAAACAGCGGTCTATCATGTATTTAACCATTTCGTAAGACCGCTTGCGCTCAGGGCGCAGTTCGTCTACCATGACAACCTTGCCATCCTTGCCGGTTCTCGGCTTTCCTTCCCCGTCCAGTTCAGGCACTTTACGACCCGTAGTCTCCCATTTCCCGGTCAGTTCGCCCTTCATTTCCTGCGCCAGGATATTAGCCGTGGCTATGGTCAGGACAGTGGGAAACTTCTCAATTACTTTATTCAGATCCTCCGGGCGGCTTGTCAGGAGGTTCTTGAATATCTTCTTCACGTCGTCATTGGACAGGTCGTTCGCCTTCGCCAGCGGGCCAAAGATGTTCTTCGGGCGGCCCCTCCTCTTGGGCTGGTTATCGCTGGAAAACACACTCCGCGGCTTACCCGGAACAGACCCCATTTTTGCTCCCCGTCTTTAATTTTCTGTTTTCTCGCCTGTTTTCAGGCTTTCAAGGTATTTTTTCTTCTCATGGATTTGGTAATCCGTAGTCCAGGATTTACCGTATTCCACGTTCTCATACAGCTTGGAATAGCCGGTAATGTGCTTCAATTTCACCAGCTCGGTAGCGTCCAAACCCAGCTTCCGGCATATCTCCTTGTCGCTAACCCCCTCCTCAAGCATCTTGAAAACGAGGTTTGACATCCCCTGGACAGAGTGCGATCCCCTCGCCCGGTTATGCCTCACGGTAGCGGCTATGCGCTCCTCAAGGGTCTTGTTGAGTACGGTAATGGGGAGGTAGCCTCTCATCCGGTCTCGTAAATCTTCCTGCGTCTTACAGGTAAAATAACGGTGGAAGCCGTCGATAATAGTGAACCTTTCCTCGTCTTGAATGGTGACTACCGGCATGGTTACGCCGTCTTCTTTTATGGATATGTAGAGGAGGTTCATCTCTTTGCCGGCGGTAGCATTGGGGTTATAATCGTTTGGCGATACTTTTTCAATTTTTACCCAGCGGATAAAATCGCACGGCTCATTTTTCATGGGGCTGTATTCATGGATAAACGCCCTGAGATCGTTAATTATTTCGACGGCTTGGCCAACGCCTTTTCCCTCAAGCTCCTGGGCTATAAGGGATTTAATGGTATCAAGCATGATTTCTCCCTGTCTTTATGATGAAGTTATGGTACTCAATTGTTTCCCCGCCTATATGGTTTTCATTGCCCCGGTATATAATAGATTCGTTGCCGTTCAGGTAATCAGGGGTATACCCTTGCTTGTAGAACATGAGGAAATACTTGCCGCCCGGTTTCAAGTGGCTGAATATCTTATTAATCCGGTACGGTTTAATATATGACGCGGCGCCAAAAAGGCATATTATGTGGTCATACTTCATGCCTCTTTTAGGAAATGTCTCAAAATCGGATACCATAAAAATATATCCCGGAAATTTGGAATGCGCCATCTCCAGCATTTTGCCCGAAGGATCAATGCCGGTATATTCTTCTTCGTCTATGTTAAATAACTCAAGCAGAAGCCCGGTTCCGCAGCCTATATCCAATACCGTGCCGCCTTCATAGGCTATCATGGATTTAACCGCCTGATTTTCTTTCAGGCAGTCTTCGGAAGAGTATCTCTTATCATAAACAGGCGCTAAATCATCGTATATCTCTACCATACCTCTTTCCTTCTCGCTCTCCAGTATTTTCTCATTTCTTCGGTTCCTTCAAAGTTATGTAGCTTGGTAAAGTATATATCATTGGTTAAAATTGCTGTTATATGCGCCTTGTATACGGTATTGATATGTTCATATTGTTCATACCTGGCATCCATACGCTTAAATCTTCTGGCAAATTTCTCTTGAAACTGCGGTTCTACCAGCTTCTCTAAAAGATAATCCCGGTATTCTTTCCAGTCATTAAACATAAAAGGCAGTTCATCAGGGCAATGTATTGTTTCCGGCAGTTGCTTTATGGAATTGGAACCGGCAACAGCTTCCTGTAATTTATTCCAAGTTTCAGGTTCATATTCTCCTGCGTTTTTCAATGAGTTTATGGCGGTTTCATGGTGGAGGTTGCTTACTCTCATTTTCACCGTAGAAAGCCCACAGGAATACTGAATATCATAGATTTTATTGTATGGGATGTTGTTTTTGGCGATATACGCCCAAACATCGCGGTAAGTCCAATCGTAGATTGGATAAAACGTATATTTCTGTTCTTTGCCGGATATTATTTTTCCCCATGTCTCGCCTTTATAGACTGCGGATTGGGTAAGAGCAGACCTTCGATTAGGAGATTCTTCACACCGTACTCCGCCGACATTACAAGCGCTTTTGCCTTTAAATTCCTTTAGCAATATTTTACCGAATAAGTCTACAAATCGTTCAGTACCATAAGTATTCTCTTTAATTGATATGGGGTCTTTCTCGCGTATCCATTTTTCTCCGGGCTTCCATAATTCCCTGAATCCTTCATGGAAATTAGCGGAGTTAAACATTTTCATGGGTATCTGCATCCAGTACGGCTTTACGTCATCGCGGTACATGAGGCTTTTCTGATAGTCGATAGTCGCCTGCCATTCCGCTTCCTGGTCGATAAAGAGAAGGTTCACCGGCAGCCGGTTTTTCTCCCTGGCTACCTGTAACGCGAGGTTAAAACAAACGGTGCTGTCCTTCCCGCCCGATGAAGATATAACGACTTCTTCAAACTCGTCATACAGCCACCGTATACGATCCAGCGCCGCTTCAAGGACGTTTTTCTCAAGGTAATACTGCAACTATTCCCCCATAAGCTCCAATAATTCTTTGATCGAATACGATGAATCATGTATGCATTCCGGGCAGGGAATAGTTATCTCCACATCTCCGTATTTGGTTATGGCGTCAAGGTTTTCAGTATAATCGGTTGTATCGACTTCAATTTTTTTCGGCACGTCGAACCGTATTATAACGCCGTCAAGGTCAACGCTGTCCATGCCGCTGGTAAAAAGGTCGTATCCGGCTTTAGTTAATGAGCCGTACCGGGCGTTGAGTTTGAGCAGCTTGATCTTCGCTTCCTGTATATCGTCGGCAAATATATATACCGCCGGCAGCGGGGGAATTTCCCACCCCTGCTCTTCAAGCTCGGCAAGGGCCGGTATGCTGCCCTGCCAGTCAAACACATATTTTGTCCCGCTGTCATTCCAGACAAAAAAAGGGTAGCTCCACCCGTGCTTTTTAAGAAACGCTATCACGTTTGCCATGTCTTTCGCGGTACGCTCTTTCAGGTTCCCGTGCAAATCAACAAGCTCCCGGTAATCTTCAACACCGGCGCCGGTACAGGCGATCTTAATTTGGTTTTCCATAGCTCAGCTCCTTTATTTTGCTGTTAATAAGATAATCAACATCGCTCTTCCTCACGGTTAATTCCTTCCCGCAATGTTTGCAGACAATCTGCATCGTCTCAACATCAAGCCCCTTCTTGTCATGCTCCTTCTCGGCGGCTTTCTTTATCTGTTTGCCGGTAACGGCAGACCCGGCGATCTTCGGTTCCAATGCGGGCGTAAAGCCGGTTTCAGCAAGGGGTATACCGATGGACAGTTCATCCGGCGTAACTGCGGGGATAATGTCGTCTGGGATTGTTATCTCTCCTATAACGCTCAGCGCAGGGTCGGCATCGCCCATCGGGTCTACTTCGGTTATCCGTAACGGAACGCCCTCATATTCGCAAGGGGCAATGTCTTTGGTAAAATCGGCAAACCCTGCCGGAGTAATAACCCCGTACTCTGAATTGAGCTTTAAGAGCTTTACCTTCGCTTCCGCTAAATCTTTTGCCTCGATAAAGACGTAGGGAATAGGCGGTATAATCCACGGCTCGCCGCCGCATACCAGCCTGCCTTCTTCGTCAATGAAATACCCGTTCTCTTCCATCAAAAAAAGCGCAAGCAGCCGGCCATGGCCGTCAATGGTGTAATAAACGTCTTTATATTTATAAATGAACATAGGGAATGAAAAACCGTGCAATATCAGCGACCGTATCATTCCCTCAATGTCTTCCATCGTCCGCGTTTTTAGGCCGCCCTGCAGTTTCTTAATTAGCTTGTAGTCGATTACGCCGGAGCCTTCGCAGGTTATCCTGAGTTCCATTTTTCCCTCCCTGTCCGCTGATTATACCAGCTCGAAATTCAATATCTTCTTTGTTCTCTCGGCGCGTTTGGGGTTAAGCTCATTGGCATAACAAACTGCGCTAATCTTTTTACATACCTTCGCGGTAGTGCCCAGGCCGACGCAGCAATCAAACACGCTCTTCGGTATCATAGGCAATGAAGAAAGCGCCGTATACGGCACGTCAAACCCGGTCATGCCGCCCGGACTTTTGCCGGGGACTGCTCCCCAACACAGCAGGATATTCGGGAGCTTCTTGTTTCCCGGGCCGTACAGTATGCCGTACTTCGCATCGGGTTTTCCAAACACGCCGGCAAGGTCGTCCTCGAACCGCACACCCGTCTCAATAAACAGCGGCCCCTGAACATGGCGCTCGTACAAGAACTTAATTCTTTTCAGAAAATTGATCCAGTCAACATTATGCCCTTTCTGTTCATTCATAGTCCGCCAATACTTGAGATTGCCAAGACCCCAGGGGGGATCCGAGTACAAACACTCGGCCTTCTCCCCCTTAAAAAGATCATCGAGATCATCAATCATGATGTCCCGGATCGAGATTCTATGTCCCATAATTCCTCCCAAAATTACAGCGATAATAAATCATCCCTCGTACAAGGTGTTATCAAAGTCCTGTTTATAAGAACCGTTACATCCAACGGCCATCCCATAGTCCAGTATTTGAAGCTGTCCACGTTCAACATCATATACGGCTTCTTCCAAAACCATTCCACATAGCCGTAGTCCCGTATTATTTGGGCAACTTTGGCAAACGGCACGTCTCCAATCCATTCCTTCCTAAGACAATACTGGTGAGGGTTCGCCTCGGCCCTCGCGGTTATATACCGCTGCCTCCTGAGCGCGTTACCTGCTAGGGCGAGAACGTCGCCGGGGATAGGGCGGTTTGCCTGCCGCATCTTTCCCATAGCCTCCAGTTCTTTCTCATACTCGCGGTGTTTGTAATCGTAGAACCTCCGGTATTTCTCATACAACTCCTCGTGATCCATTTCCGCAATCTCTTCTTGCGTAGGCACATTGTATTTCGGCTTCGGTTCCTGCGGCGGCCCAAACAACTCTCCCTGTATCATTCTTTTGCCCCCCAAAAACGCCTAACAACATCTCTGGTTATTATGTCAATAAATGTTTTTCGGGAAGCATCGTCAAGATTATATTCCTTAATAATCTTTAATGCAAGTTTTTTCGTAATAGGCTGTTTCCCTTCTAACAGGCTGATATGAGATCTGGTAACGCCGAGCTTCGCCGCCATGTCTCCCCCGCTTTCATCATGATCAAACCTTAGTTTGCGGATAAACGCCCCTATTTCGCTTAATTCTTTCTTTATCATCTTAACCTCCGTATTTTAGCAATCCAACCGTTAAAGATTGTATACGTATTTTTCTTTAGGTTCGTATACCATCCGTACCTTTTCCCCGTTCGGGGCTTGCAACATTACCTGCAAATTCACCGCCTGTGCCATATTAACCTCCATAATATTAAGATATTAAATATCTTATAATATAAATACTATCACTTTAGCTATTATTTGTCAAGTATTTTTTGAAAATATTTTCATTTTTTTTCAAAATTATTTTTTATTTTTTTTACTTTTTTCGCTGAGCTTTGCATGGTAATTTTTTACGTCTAACGCTCCACGTCCCGCCAGTTTCCACACCAGCCGCCTGACAAACCCGAACCGCCTGTATAGCGGATGATACCACTTGTCGTCAGGCCAGGTCTTCCGCAGGCATAACAGGGTTAATAACGCGCTAATCCTGTGTTTGTTCATTGCGTTGCCTCCTCTGGTTGGATTACTTCAATATCGCTTTCACTATCAAAATATAAATCGCTTAAAAAGTATTCATGCCCGTCATAAAAATACGGCTTGCCCCTCCTGTATAAAATCTTGCCTCTTTTCCTGTCCTCAATTTCGTATTCACCATAATAGAAAAAAGTAAATAACACGGTATCGCCCTCATAAATTAAATTGCCGTGTATGTCTTTCAATCCGGTACAGCGTTTCATTGCGCCCTCCTATTCCATGCGGCGACTGCTTCCTCATCTGTCTTATAACACCCTGTTTGCGGGTTTATTTTGCATGTATGTTCATAACAGCTTACCCAGTATTCTTTCAATGTGTTTACACCAAAACTTCTTAATTCAGCTTCACCTCCGCAAAACGGACAAGGCTTTAATTCATTGTCTGCCATTTTCTCTCCTCTTCTGTTTTTTCTCTTTCAGAGCAGACATTATAATCGGAGCAGGCATAGCACGGCAGGCAACCGTGCCATCGAGACCGTTCGCCACCGCACTCCTCATTGTACTTATGGCAGTACCCGTCTTCCTGTCTTTCGTGGCAAAGTATTATGCACTGCATCTTTTTCCCCCTTCAATTCTATGTCGATGAGATTATGGTAAGTGTCAATAACACAATACGTAAGATATTTGCCTCGCGGCCTCTGTATACCCTTTGGTTTCATCGGGTACATTTTACAAAACTCCTCAAACCATGCGTCATCATCGTCAAAAGGTAACAGTCCAAAACTTAAATGCTTTTTTATTCTTGGGAAAAAACCTTCATGTTCCCACCTTGTCTTCCAGTTCAGATACCACATACCGTACATAGACCAAATAACGATATAGAAATAACCACCGTAAAAAAAATCTGTATCTAACTTAAAGACGTGTATAAAACATGGCACTCTAAAAGTGTGATAACGCTTATTCTTAATGTCGCTTTCCTGTTTTTTCTTCTTTTTTGCATTATGCTCGGCTTTAGTATATTCTTCCCACTTACTACCAATACCACCATTAAGCGCATTACCGCCTACACCCTTGTTGAACATATAAATAACGTTTTTGGGAAGCTCTATCCCCCACCATGTCCGCGCTCCTGCCCTTGACATGTAGGTCATTTTTCTCCCCCTGCCTTTTTATCCAGTAACAGCGTTTTCCACTGGGCATACGAATAATTGCCGTAAGCGTGACGCGCCTGGTCTTTTGTTATGTGGAGAGACGAGGCTGCCAAATCCAGCAGCTCCGTATAATCGGTACACGGCGGTAAGAAGTTTGCACCTGTCATTAGTCTTTGTTTCAGCGCGTTTGTCATTGTTTTACATTCTTTTTAATCTTTCGTTCATCTTCAGGCGGACATTGCCCTAATTCATATAGGCGGCATATCTTTATCCCGTTTCCTGAATACGGCACAAAACACTCTCTATTCCAACAGTCCGCATCTCTTGTTTGATACTTTTTTGCTTCTTGCTTCGTCATTGTTCTACCTCGCTGTTTCTTCCTCCAATCTGTTCAGAGAAATCAGTATAGGATACGCCTTCGTCTTCCCCTTCGTAATCCTCGCAGTCAAGGTTAAAATACTGATCCCTGATATACGTCGGTTTTTTCCAGTCTTCAAAAAGCCTCATTGCCGCAAAATACACCCTCCGTAAAAAATGATTTTCAGGTAATGACATAATCCACTCATGCTGCTCTTTTCCCGCTTCGACTTGTCTTCCGTCACCAGCCGGAAAACAAAACGGCTTGTCATTTATCCATTCAAGAACCGGGCGCGGCAAGACAGAGCGGTATTTTTCACAAATTTCTTCATCGTTTTCACTCATGCGATCAAATACCTTGTCCCAAACAGCCTCATCATCTGCCAAGTTTAATTTAGAACAATCGCCCCACAACTTACCTATGGCAGCGTCTTGAATATCATTCCCGACGAATACCAGCTTGTCTCCATCGCCTTTTTTCCAAAGAGTATAAGTATACGGTTTATAACCGCCAAAATAAACAAGTCCGTCTTTTTCTGCCATATCCTGAATTTTTTTATGCCACTCATCGTCCGGCTTTTCACGGTAGTTATACCAATCAGCGTATTTAGCGAAGGCGCACAGGTGAAAATGATAATCGCCCTGGGTTATACGCCATAATACCAGTATGTCTTCATCATCCGTGTAAAAAGAATAAGCGCAAAGGTTTTTATAGTCATCATGGAGGGCGTTAGGAAGCCCGTACCGGCGGAACAGGTACATAAAAGCCTGTTCCGCTTTAATCGGCTTTCCGAAAACATGGGCAAGCAGGAGGGTATAGTCTATCTCCCCTATTCCGTGATGATCTTTTTTCCATGCCGTCAACGGCGCTAATTCAAATTTGTTCATATTAGCCTCCTAAAATAATTCCTTCTGAACAATCTCCGGAATGAGCGCATTGAGTATTTTTGCCACTCCTTCTTTCTTTTCTAACATTTTTCCCAGTCTTTTCTTGGCGTTTGCCTTGAGCAGTTCCATGGTCGGGAACCCTGTGTCGCATAGGCATAATCCGCAGCTTTGACCTCTGTCTTTCAACCACCAATCGTAACAGTAATAAAATCTGCCGTTGTCCTCGTAGATTTCGATAGTGATATGGTCAATCCCCTTTTTTGCCCTCCATTCCAGTATCTCCGATGGTTCGGTAATACATACGCCGTTTTCGTTATACTCAAGCGTCCGCTTGCGATATGACTTCTTGGGGGCGATCCTGTTCCACTGCTGCAACGCACCGCAATCATCCCATTCCCTAAGCCATGGAAGCTCTTTCTCCGCGCAGTTAGGGCAGCGATATTTGTAGAGCTTGCCCAGGCAACCGCCAGCTTTTTCCTCGACAATGGGCAATGTGCCGCACAGGCATTTATCTGGTAACGGTTGATTGTTCATTCCGGCCTCCATGTATCATCAGGCTCAGGAAAGGGGGTGCAACAACAAATGATGATTATCTTATGATCTTTAACAAGATATTCCAAATTCATTTTTGCGTACTTATAAATAGTTTGTGACCAGCCAGTCCACTCTTTCCCGGTAAACGCTTTTATTAGTACCGGCATCTTATCTGGCACATCTTCGCTGTACTCCTCTTTGTACTGTTCGGGGGTGGGGTACTTGCGGTGATAGTGTCTGCAATTTTCTTTTGTACATTCAGTTAATTCTCGTCCTCCGAAAAGAATACAGCGCTCAAATTCATCTTCACTATCAGTAAACGAATCAGCGGAACAATAAAAATCTTTGTCAATTTCGCATTTCATTCTGTTACCTCCGGCTTCCAGTCAGCAGGCGGCGGTATTGGCGGGTCGGCGATAACAAGAATAAGTACACCTGTTTTGCTTTCCCTGTCGTGTTCCGTATGCTTAAATTCTTCGTATAAGCCGATGTTCCATTTTCCAACATAGCCTAATGCTCTCCACCACACCGCCCTATTATCAGGATACTGCTCCCCTGTACGCTTCTCATACTGCGCCGGGGTTTCATAGTCGTGAATAGGTTCCATTATTACTTCTTCGTAATCTTCATCTTCGCACATCGGGCAATAGACTACATAATCTTCGCTCCGCCTTGTGTCTTCGCCTTCTGTTAGTACGCTCCCGCAGTTTTTACAGTAGTATTTCATCTTTTTCTCCTTACCCTTCCGTTTATTGTGTCAGGGTGAATGTCAAAATCCCAATCACAATCTTCATCACTAAGGGTTGTATGAATTTTTCCCCCAATAACCAAGCCGCATTGATTTTGAACAAACTCTTTCGCCTGCTCTTTGCTTTCAGCTTCAACGGTAAATGTCCCGATGAATACAAACTTTGTTTGCACTTCGTATTTCATCCCATAACCTCCTGTAATACCGAAACCCCGGCTTGGATACATTCTTCAATGTTTTTTCCAATTTGGCGGTAGAACTCTGGTCTGACGCAACATTCGTATGCTCTCGCCATCACCGACCGCTGCTCTTTCGTTACGCCGAGGCGGAAATCCTTCGCGCCCCGGAGAGCCGCTTTGTAATCCTCCGCTGCCATCAGCCGCCGCACTTCTTGCGCTTTCACTTCACTTCTTCCTTTCCCTTTTCCAGGGCAAACATCTCAGCGTCATCCCGCTCAAGGAAGTAAGCAATCCATTCCTCGGTGCCATCTTCTTGCACTTCGTAACACCCCCAAAACTTGGCCCGTTCATCTTCAACAAGCCCTTCAATATGGTCCACATGATCAACGCATCCATGCACCCTGTATTCTTTCCGCATAGCTGCCTCCTCTTAACAGTGAACGTCAATGGGATCGCCCACGCGCTCAAGCTCTTCGGTTTCCTCGTTCCATTTTCCGTAGAAGTACATGAACGAACCGTCCCTGTATATGCCCGGCTCGTCAATCTCACCTGAGAATTCGCAGTAGATTTCATAGCCATGCTCAATGGCTTTATTTCTGATCCTGCGGATAATCTCTTCGGGGACATTCCACGCAGTACAAAACGATACCTGGGCATAACCGGCTCCGCCGTAACGCGCGCCCCAATCGTATTGGCAGTAATAGGCGTTCCACTTGGTTTCCCAATGCTCGCGGTTCCAATCAAACCAGTTAACAAGACCAAACTTCTTGATCTGCTCTTTGTTTAAGCACGGGCTTTTGTCAACCGGAAAACGCTTGCCGTTTTTATACGCCTGTTTTACCGCGTCAAGGCCGCCGTATTCTTCAATGCGCTTAAGATTGTCCTCGGCAATTCCGCCAACATGACCGTGCCAAATATTGTCCGGCTGCGGAATGATAGTATTAAAATCAAACCGCTGCGGATCTTCGCCGATCCGTTGTTCATGGTCAATGGTGATAAATTGAGAGAAAAAACTCTCAACCTCTTTGTCGGTCAGCGAACTGTCGTTACAGGACAGCAGCCACATCTTCGTCTCTACATTGTTTGGCATAACAACCTCCTATGAAAGATTTGTCCAGAACACCTGTTCTGAATCAGCGTCAAGCATTGCATAAACGACTTGTTCTATGGTGCTTCTCGGTATATCTTGATCCAGACCGTCTTCTAGTTTTACCCCACACCTTCTCATGAAATTGTTCGCTTTTGAAATTGCGTATTCTTCATCGCCGTAATTTTCAAAAGTTTTCTGTGCCGCTTTTAACACATTAATAACTTTCATGCCGTCACCAGCTCAAAATGGTAACGGTCTTTTTTCCTCTTTACGACATAACCGGACAACTTCTCCCCGGTTGCCTGTTTAATCACGGTCGCCTCGTAAGCCCTGTTTGCAATCACTTCATAAATGGCGTATTCCCAGGGTTCTCCGCAAAAATACTTCGCAATCATTTTCAACAGCTCCTCGACGCTCGCCGCCGACGCAATCAGTTTGTTTTTCATGCCGCGCCTTCCCTAAATAATGAAGGCGTAAGGGAATTGCTCTGCCCCTGCAAAACACTCTTCCGTTTCGGGTACTTTGCAAGCCAGCCCTGGTAGTATTTGTCATCCACAAAAACCGGATGCACCTTCTGCACCATCCACAGCGGGGCATTGTATCTCAGCGGGCCGCTTGAAACCGAGACTGCTTTATAACCCCATTCACCGTCAAGTTTTTCTGTTATCAGGTAAACCAGATCCGCCGGCTTTCCGTTTTCCTCTGCGTAAATCCAATTACCTTCCGTCTGCACGGCGTAACCGTCGTTTCGCGCCATGTCTGCGTAATGGTCAATCACGTCCTGTTTCGACTTCCAGTCTGTATGACAATACCACCCCATACTATCCGGCCCTCCTGCTTGAAATAACACCAGGCCAACTGACAGGATCTGAATTATACCGCGTTCCCTCGACCGGCCCCATTGAGGCTTCAAAGTAATGCTGTAAAATTTCGTCGCGCTCGGCTTCGCTTCCCACATAAACCTTAGCGCCCTTTCCTGTCACGCTGTCTGTCCAATAAAAAACAAACCTGTCATCTTGTGAAGGTTCCTCGAAACCGCTCATCCCAGCCTTTAGCATTGATAAGCCGTCGGCATAGAAGCCAGCTAATTTACCGTTCATCTACTCCTCCTTTTCGATTGTGATTTTATGAGAATTGAAAGTAAAACTGAGCCGCTTCGTACCAATCTTATGCGCTATTTCCCATGCTTCTTCCATCACGTCGCCAAGAAGGCGACCGGATACGCTGAAACTACACACCACGTCTAAAATCTCTGTCTTTTCAGCTTTATCGTCTGCCTTTACCCGTTCGTCCATGCTATTGCCCTCCTTTCATATTTTCAGCGGCGATCATATCTACGAAGTCGGAAATTTCCTCATCCGTGTACTTATTCTCCATTTTCCCCTCCTCCGCATATGAATAATAGGAACCGTCATTTGTGATTATTATGTTATCGATCATGTGAAAACCTAAAATCTCGCTCGCCATTTCAAGCCTTTTGCAAATATCATCATCGTCTTGAGACGGCCATTTATAACCGCTTGGGTGATTATGAGCAAACATCACGGCTGACGCATTGTCTCTTATAACAGGAAAGAAACACTCTCGCGGGTGAACGATAGTCTTATTTAGTATACCTTTTGTGATATGGTGTACGCGGATTACCTCGTGTTTGCAAGTAAGGGTAATTGCCAAAAAATTCTCTTGACGATGATTCGCCCATTTTTTCAATAATGCAACTGCGTCTACCGGGGTGCGGATACTTATTTTTTCCTTCACTTTGCGTCCTCCTTAAACTGCTCGGCTGCTTTAGCAAACCCGGCGCAATACGACATGAATGATATGGTATCCACAGTTTCTAGGTCATGGCTTTTGATGATCTTAGCTACTGCTTCCGGGGGGACTGCTTCAAAGTCAAAATCAGCCCATGAGTCAAACAATGTTTCATGGCTTATCGCTTGAAGTTTGTCTTCTTGATCGTACAGTTTTCTTATCACGTCACGGAGCCGCGCTATTTCACGTTGGCATTCTTCAGTCCGTCTTTCTTCGTTTTCAACTTTCCGCTTTAACCTGTCAATTTCCGCCTCAGCGTCATAATCATATTCGTACATTCCGCCCTCCTTACCTTGGATAATAACCAGCCCCGTTAAGTGACCGTTCTATTTCCGTTAACGCCCCTAAAATACGGTTTGCCATGCCTACTTGCTCTTTCAACGTCTCTCCGTGCGACCGCTTAATCGCATCATCGTATGTCACTCGCTTACAGAAACACGCAAGATCCATGGCATACTCCTCGCTGATTTCCAGTTTCATTTACGCCTCCTCTTTTTCGCGCTGCCCTTTAATGGCAAGTTTCAGTCCGTGCTGTAACCTCTGGTCTTTTTCAATATCCTCAGGTGTCAGGTCAAGCGCGTCTAACGTGTCAGATGTGTCGTGAGTATAACAATACTCATGGTTAGATAACTCGTAATTGAACATATCGAAAATAAACCCTTCGCCCGTTACATCAGCGTCTACCGCGTCCTGCATTTCTTTTTCATGCCGTGTAAGCATTTCGTGAAGCCGTTCACTGTCGGTACGGAGATAGAAGCCTCCGGTATCGCCGAACTCATAAATCTGGTTAATATCAAACTTTGTTAGTCCGAACTTCGCCATGCCTTCTTCAAACTGTTCATCACTGAAAGCGAAGAAAATCGGGAACTCGTTGAATTCTTTTTCGTGCTTTTGTTTCAATTCGGTGTATGCGTTCATGCTGATATTCCCCTTATTGGAATATTGTATTTATTAGCATTTGCAATAAATTCATTTTTCCAATGTTCATCTGTATATTTTCGTGTAATACAGTCGTTAAATTTTGCGGTTATGATATTGTTAAATCCAAATTTTGCTACACATTCAATAACGCATGTCAGTGTTTTTTTGCAATAAAAACACGGCTTGTAGATTTCATTTTCTTTTTCTTCTTGCGCTATTAAATTTTCTCTTGTCATGCTGGTATTCTCCTTGCGTCTTCCGTCTCTTTGCTTGTTTGTATACGTTCCATTCGCGGCACAATTTTTAGCGGCTTATTCCACTTGCCAATACAAAGATGCGGATAAAAATTGGTGCTGAAATAATCGAACCTTGCGTCGCTGTCGTCATAGCGGAACGAATTAACAAGGGCTTCAATGTCTTTCAAAACCGCCCTGGCTTTATCGGACATCCAGTAGTAATACCATTCCCAACTTTGAATATCTTTGCTTGCATTAAGCTGCCGGCAAAGCATCGCCGAGTCTTCATTGCTGTATTCGCGCCTTGGGAACGCTTTTATTCTGTCTTCCAAAAAAATGTTCTCCGGCGCTTCCGTAAGGGTTATCAAGAGACTGCAACCGCCGGAGTAATGTTGTTGCACAACGCTGAACCGCCATGTAGGGTAAACGTCTTTGAGATAACTGCGGATTATAGGCGCAATGTCGCTGAGGCAAAGGTTGGGATTGTATCTTGAACCTTCCCAGCCGTTATCGGTGTAGAATTTGCGCCTGAACTCCCATGCGGTTTCAGTTTCAACATTGGAAGTTTTTACCGGGGCTTTTTTCTCCATGATGCGGAAAGCGAGGTCAAACTCGGCGTTAATTTCCTTCATGGTCTCGGTGTCGCCGCCGAGGTCGGGGTGGTTTTCTTTTGCAAGGCGGCGATATTCGGTTTTCAGTTCGTCAAGGGTTTTGCTATTGAAATACTTCATTTCTTACTCCTTATAAGTTAATAATCTGCGGTTAAGATGTTTGCGCACAATTTCAAACGCCTTAGAATTAATCTCCGCCTTTTCAGCGGATATGATATTCAGTTTTTTATCTATTTCTATATGCCCGATCTTATTCTCAACCGACCGTAACATATCTTTGAGAAGGGACTCGTTTTCGCACTCGTCAACAGGAGTATTCTCCCAACCCCAATCGTCATTTCCAATAAATTTTATATTTTCTTTTGTTTCAAATATCAAAGCACATAACATTCTTTCTGCTTTTTTGCTTACTAGTCTTTTCATTTTCTCTCTCCTTCAATTTGATTTGTAAGATAATTTTTTATTTATCTTATACTATAATACTATCATATATGATAGTATATGTCAAGTGTTTTATGAAAAAAGTTTTATTTTTTTTCAAAATTATTTTTTATTTTTTCACTTTTTTTGCTGAGGTTGGCATGGCATTTTTAGGGGCTGGTAAACCTTTTATTACTTTTTGTTACCGTTTTTTTACCATTTTACAGCTAACGGTGCTTGAAATGCATCAGTTAAGTAAAATCCAACAACCATCCTTCGCCTCCTTTAGTTCCCATCCGACATAAACCTTGAGCAATACATAATCGTTTCATCATGTGAATTATCAAAGTAGTAATTTTCGACGCCTTCGTCACGCATTACCCGGCAAAAAGACTTATCCTTGTCTTTTTCATCATCTGCCGGGACCGGCTCATCATCTTGGTGTTTATAAAACCTGCACCTGTAACAATGCTGAGATAACCCGAATCCGTTTAATTCTTCCCATCTTTCCCTTTTCATCATTTCCTCCTGTATTCGTCCATTATTTCCGGCGTGGAACAGATCGGGCAAAACTCGAACCATCCAGACTTGCCTTTAACCGACTTCCAGCCGTTTTTCTTTTTAAACCTTACGGCTTCTTCAAACTCATCAAAGCTCTCTACCTCGTGTTCGCAATGGTCGCATATCAGCGTAAAATGCCAGCCTTCGCGTTCAATCATTGCTCAACCTTGCAATCGACCAGCTTGAACACTACGTCCTTTCCGTCTTTACGATCGTCCGGACCGCAGCCAACACTTACACAGCTTCCCCAATTACCGGTTTTAATTTCGCACAGGTGATTACATCTGTTCCAACCAACAATATTTCTATCAATTTCAACCGCTACCAGCGCCTTGCCTATTGGCAAATCAATCATTACTCCCCCTCTGCCACAAATCGCATAACCCTCGACGGCGATCCGCTTTTCTTTCTTCCGGCTGAACGCCGTATCCAGCCATGAGAGAGCAATCACCTGTAAAGCGATTCAGGTTGGCGCAGTTTCCACAGTGTTTCAGGTCGATGTTATCCGAAGATAAAACCGACCGATAACGATGACGCTTATTGAACGCCTCACGCCCTCTCTGCAGCATTGTCATAATTAACACACCTCATTTTTTATCATTGGGCACCCTTCCCAGTGAAAAGACTTGTACGCTTCCGCCATATCGGTAATAAACCAACCACGGCTTGTTTCAAGAATATCGACTGACCATTCCCCGCCAACGGCTGCCCCGGCAGCGGATGCTAATTCAGTGATTTTTTCAATGTCCGACGTTTGGCAAAACTCTTCATAATCGAAACCGCCGTAATACTGCGGGTTCCCCTGTTCCAATGCGTCAAGCGGCCAGTAAGGGTGATAACATTTAACTACCTGGCCGTCTACAAAAAACCGGAACTCTTTGCAGATCGGCATATTATCAAAATCGCGGCATACGCCTACAGGCATTGTAGGAAGGAATTCACGTACTACCCATACGTCACACGGCGAGCCGAACATATTCACACATTCCCAAAAATTAATAATTGTTTGCATGTGGCTCATTAAATTATCAGGGCTTTCCAGATAACACGCTTTATCCCAGCTATGCTTGCCTGACGTGTGATCCGTTCTGAGAAAACAAGGATAGCCTATCTCATCGGCGGCGGCTCTCACCCGCGCTATGAGCGCCTTTCCTTTTTTGCCCGGTTCTTCCCTGTCAAGTAACCGGTAGGTATCTTGCCATTCTCCTTGTTCGGATGTAACTATCAGCGTTTTGGGTACTGGAAGCCCTGCCGATTTAAGTTTTGGAAACCAATAACTTAGCCTTGTTACGTCTACATCTACATCTTCCATTTTCTTTCTCCCTGTTCCTTAAATTCCCAAAGCCCCAGGCTGCCACGCGCCGGTATCGGCTCTTTGAGCAATACCGGGTTCTTGAGTACCCAATGCCACATACCAGGCTCCGCCCAAGGGCTATTGTGATTTTGAACGCAGTCAACCAGTTCGACAGAACCAACTATGCAACCGCACCAAGTACGGTTTATTTCAAGCCATTTTTCTTTGGCTTCTTCCGTTATTTTTCCGATAATATTTCCCAATTTATCCATGCAATTAAGATCCGGTTTTTTCGACGCATGAATGAGGATAGTACCCCGATAATCAGTCCGCCAGGTACGGTTTTCAACGTCTTTTCCAAACTTCATAATGAGCCACGGCCAAGGCATGATGACTGACAACACTTTTTTCCCTGCTATCCCGTACCTGTTATACGGACACCGCAACTCAGGGCATTTCTCCCATTCATTACCGCCCATCGGCGGCAACGATCCATTATCACATTCAAGCCGACAATTAACCGTTCCCATGATTCGCCTCCTTCGTGTTTTCATTGCATTTCTCGTTTGTATCCCATCCCTCGATTAACTCAATAATTTTTCGTATGTAATCACGGCGTGTCTTTTCAGTAGTTCCATTCCCACATATTTTACGCGAAAGGCAATTACTATAATTACCTAAAGGGCAGCCGTTACAATCACAACGCTCTTTTGTCTCGTCATCATACCGATCAAAATCTTCGGGCAGAAAAACTTTACATAAAGGGCATTTTCTATCAAGAAAATCAAGTTTTTCCCGTATGCTTTCCGGTACGCTTTTTCGCCCTTTTTTTCCAGGGTGATCCCGCAGGTATGTATAAAGTTCAAGGCTGAAACTTTTTATTTTCTCTTTTGTTATGTCTTCCAGAAACACTCTTTTTTCTCTGCATCTGTCGCAAAGGTATTCGCCAAACCGCTCTGAATACTGTTCTTTCGACACTTCATCTCCGCAGTCATTACAATGAAAAACATTGCCGCAATCGTATGCATGATAATCGCAATAATATTTACCTTTAATTTCAGAATAATGACCTTCCCTATGGCTGTCGTACACTTCGCCTTCGCACTCGCAACAAAATTCAAACTGTTGCGGGACAATTCCGGTAACTTCTTGCAAGAACCAGATTATGAATTCAGCGTTACTGCGCGATAATTTCGGCCTGAATTGATGCACCACGCATTCAATTTTTTCACCGCGCAGGAAGCAATATAATTCCTCGATTTTTTCCTTCCACTTTTCGCTGTCGCTGCCACTTAGGAAAGAAAATTTACGGTATATCTCATCAAAATATGACTTTTCTTCTTCACTCATCTTTATCTCCTTTCTGCTTCCGCACTCCTTTATTCATAAGGCTGTCTAATCTTTTAGCGCCTCTTAGGGTAACGCTGAAACCTGACGGCCTTCCTTCTACGTAAGTAAATCTTTTACATCTCTTTACCCTACTGCTCATAAGCCCGCAAATTCCCCGTTTCTGTTTAATGCAATAATTACAAACACAATCAGGCTTGAACTTTCCATCAGCCATTACCAACCTCCTACAAAAACAGCAATGTCTCGTTATTCTCATGGCACTGCAACATAAGATCCGCCAGCTTTTTCCCTTCCTCAATGTCGCTCTTCAAATCTTCCATATCGCTCTTCAAATCCGGATCAAGGTCGCCCTCATATTCAGAAATCTCCTTCTCCCATTCCGGTATTAAAGTTTTCAGATAAGCCCCGGCTTGTCCGCAATCGTCAGGCCCCATGCTGCCGTCGCAGTCACTGTGCGCTATCAGCAGAAACGCCGGATGTTCGCTTGGTATCTCTAAGTATTTCAAAGAAAAGTACATATCCGTTCCCGGCCCTGGATAGACACCTTTTAACCCAATGCTACGTGCAATACGATGCCGAAACCTGCTGAACTCTCTGTAGGTAAAACCCACGCCTGTTGGCTCAACCTTCTGGACATAAAAACTCAAGCTCATAATTCCTCCTTTTTGTTACATGGTAAATTTTCAGGCTTGAAAATAGAAACAAAACACGGGTAATAGCTCCCGATTTTTTCACAAACCAACCTCCATTGTTTCACGCTTATTTTCAACTATCTGCATAAAGGCATCGAGAAACTCGATGTAATCCACTATCTGCATAAAGGCATCGAGAAACTCAATGTAATCCACCGACCTGCGCCGCCGCTCCGTGGTGTGGATGTCAAACTTGAACCGCCAGCGTTTTTTCTTGTCTGCTACATGGTCTGAGATACGGACAATGACCTTTTCTTCCTTCGATAAAACAATCTCTAAATACCTGGACCGGCTTTTATTCGAGTATGAGACGTACACGTTATAGCCGAGGCCGGTTACACATTTTGCGACGTATTGCGTAATTTTGTTGATATTAGTTTTTATTCTTATTGGCCGCAGTTCGGGCTGGAATATTTTACTGTTCATGCTACCTCCGTCATCAAACAGCAGTACGCTAATTCCCTGGAGACGTTCACAGGGACGGCGTTTCCAATCTGCTTCGTAATATCTGTTTTTGTTCCGCAAAACTTATAGTCCCTCGGAAAGCCCTGCGCTGCTGACAGCTCATGCGGCTGTAGCATACGGAACCTGATGTCAAGGACAAACTCTCCGCCAGATTCAATGAGGGCAAACCTGTCTTTTGTGGTCGCCGTCCCAAGAGGAATGTCGATAGAGTATGCGTCACCGTTGCCGTAATAATTTATCAGGAATGGTTCGATTAAAACGTGTTCCTGTTTTGTAACTACTGTCGAAAGCGGAGCGTCCAATGACCGGCTGCGGTCTTTTGCGGACGATTGGCCAATCGCGGTGATAAACGGCTCTACTATCCCATAACGGTTAGACGTGTCAATAACAGGCAGCGGCTCATGTACGGAATGATTACGATTTGCTGAATCTTCGCCGCCGTGAAACCGCGTAATAAACGGCTCAATAATGGCACCGCCGCCCCGCGAGGCTGTAATCGTTGGCAGAGGATCGTTTATCGACCTCGGTTTATTGCCTCGGTAAAATCCTTCATTGGGAAGTATGAACGGCTCTATAAGCGCAAAGTGCGCCCCTGATGTTGTCTCTGCTGGTAACGGTTTATCCAGGGAACGCGACTTGCCAGTGCCTCTCAAGACAATGAGAAACGGCTCAGCGTAAGGCTGCCAAAACTTCTTTATTCCATGTTCTATCCGCCGCAGCGTCGCCGGGGCAAGCGGTCGCTTCCTACTGAAAATAGACTCTCCGTGAAGGTCGGGGTCGATAATCTCCCGGGCCGGTATCCATGTCGGCAATCCCTTAACGTGGAACGGTCGCTCTGCATGGGTAATATCCGGCCATTGTATCTGTCTACCTATGCCCTTTATCGCCTGAATGAAAAGCCTGCGCCGTATGGTCGGATCGCCGTAGTTGGCAGCGTTAAGCACCCGCCAGTCAACGGTATACCCCAGGCTCCGTATCGCAGCTATAAAGGCTTTGAATGTTTCCCCCTTCGCTTCTTTCACCAGCTTACCGTCATCATCAAGCGGACCCCAGGACTGGAACTCTGGAACATTCTCCACAATCAGCCGCTTAACCTTGAGATTTTCCAACCAGAATGGAATTATCCACGCTGGCGCCCGTTGCTGCTCACACCGAGGCCGTCCGCCCCTGGCCACGCTATGATGCGTACACGCAGGCGATGCCCATAGCAGATCCAACTCTTGTCCGGGGACTACTGCGGTGGGATCGATATGGTCAACGGACTCGCAGAGATGCGAGACCCCGGCATTGTTAGCTGAGTGCGTCTGTATCGCCACTTCCCAATGGTTAATCGCTAAAATGTTCGCCTTCTTGCCCATCCGCGCAACAGCCTGGCGTATCCCGGTAGTGGAGCCTCCGGCACCGCAAAACAGGTCAGCTATTTGAAGTGTTTTCATTCTGCTCTTTTTCCATTTCACAATCTAAAGGATTGCAATCATCCGGTGAAACCCAACAGTTTTCACACTTTCTCGTATTCGAATTATCCACCCTCTTATTCCAGCGGGCTATTGCTGCTGACTTTTTATCATACGCAGGGCCGGAGGAATAACATTCATTGCAAACAATCCAAAATAATTTACTGTCGTCTGCTCCGCTAAGACCTGTATCCATCATTAATTTTTTTGAACCACAAAACGGGCAGGGCTTTAACAATTCCTTTAAGGTTTGCTTACCCATTATTCCTCCGGGTGTTCTTCTAAAATCTGCCTGAGTCTGTCGATAAGAGGTTCAGCCTCATCCAGATCAATCACTATGCTGTCATACCCATCAGCGATTAAAATAAGCCCGTTAATAGGCTGATAATCCGCTGTTACCATTTACTCCTCCTCCTTGTTCATGAACCGTAGCAAGTTCATTATTAAGTCAAAATCACGATTGGACAGCATACCGAGAAAATCATTCACAACAGTTTGCTGAGTAATATATGGAAACTCTGAAATACCGAGAAGATAATCAGCGGACACGTTTAAGCCGACACACAATTTTTTCAGATTATCCAGGGAGGGCTTTCTGTTGCCGAGTTCAAAATTAGCAATTTGCGCTGTATCAATGCCGATGATTTTATTAAGCTCGGCTTGGGTTATATCCCTAATAACGCGGGCGGCTTTTAATTTCTCCGAAAACACTGTTTTCATTCTTTCTCCCTCTCGGCAAGCATGGCATCTGCGGCTCTGTAGGATAATCTTGCGGCTGATTCAATCCAGTTATTTTTAATAAGTAGATCGTCAGGATTATAAGCCTCGCTATATGACTGAAATGTCAGCCTTAACATTTCTGGCATATTCTGCGTCGCTATATAATCACGTATTAATAATCCGCCTGTAGTTTCATATACAGGTTCCATGCCACCTTCATTGTTCTGCTGGTAGTGTGATACCTTTTGGGTAGGGAACACCGATCCGCCGTCTTTCATATAACCCCCTAATTGAACATCCGGTTTATAAGCTCTGCGATATAGAAACGCTCAATTTTTTCCTTGTTCTTAATGGCGTCAATGAGACGCATAAAATACGCAGAGTCAACGCCGATGAGCTGGTCTCTCAGTACCCTCACATTCGTCAGATCAAACTCGTTAATGTTCATGGCGATTTTCAGGATTTCTCCGGCGTTTATGGTAAAGCCGCGCGAAATGAATTTCCTCATGCGGAACAAAGAGCATACAGGGTATTTACTGCCGACGTAAATCAGCTCTTTGTTATGGCAGGCTTCATATGCTTCCATGCTGAAAACAACCTTTCCTTCGCCGCTGGTCCAGTAATTCGTCGCATGGACATAATCGAAATTGGAATGTATCTGCTGCGCGTCTCCGTAAAACCGCGTAACGATCTGGATTTTATCTGAGAGCGTTATGGCGTTTGAGGAAAAAAACACCGGCCGGTATTTAGGCTTGGTCTTATCTTCTTCGTCAACGACGCCTTCCTCATCCAACGGGTTCTCGCAATCGTTTAGGTCGATTTTACTTTCGGCAGCTACGCCTACCGAGCCGATGTAAATAAACACGCGGCCGTCTTCTTTGCTGAGCGAACTCATTTCGTAGAAGTCCATCAGGTCGGCATCGACTTCAACTTTTTCACCTTCCGCCGCCGCGTCTCTAATAGCCTTTTGTTTTGCATAATAAAGGCTCAGCTCGGAATCGGACTTCTTAAAATCGTCGCTGGTATACAGCTTTATTTTAGGCGCGTCCGGCTTCATTTCGCGGAACTGCTTAATGTAATACCTGGCGACGGCTACCACCGTTTTCTGGTCGGTAAAGTACACGTCGTAGTCGCTCACTTTCTCGTTGTTGATCATCGAGGCAATACAGCCGCCGGTGATCACCGTGTTTTTCTTAACCAGCTTCTTGACTTCTTCATCACCGATAGTCTCCAGCCACTCGTCGAACTTCTTGGTGATGACCGCGTTAATCGTTTTCTTTTTCATTTTCACTTCCTCCATACCCATTTAATTTTCTCGGTATCAAAAGAGCAAACTGCTCCGCAAGTACAGTAATACATATCATCGTAAGAGTGGCTTAACTCGCTTCCTCCGCAGCATTCACACTTTACCGGGTGATTTCTTCTCGCCGCTTCCAATTCCGCAGCCCTTGCCGCCTCTTGCCCCTGCTTTTCTTGTTTTGCTTTCCACGGCGGATACGCTTCCCGAAGATTAGGGGAATTAAATAAGAGTTTGCGGAATAAGTTGTGTAAGTCCACTTCGCTTTTTTGCTTCTCGGAGTATTTGTCTCTGAGCGTCTCCGAGATAAAAGCAATAAAGCCGTACCGGTCGTCAAACCACGACGGATCTGTTTCCGAAATCAAACGCTCAATAGCCGGATCATCATCAAGAAAAAACCCGTTTTCTTTGATTTGAGTTTTTATTTTTATTTTCATAGAAAGTGGTGGTTGCTTTTTTTGTGAATTACCATCACCATCACTATTTTCATTACCATTGCTATTATCATTACCATTAGGCAATAATTGTTTATTGTTTTCTGAATTGTTTTTTGAATTCAATTCATCTGAATTGTTTTGATTGTTTTCTGAATTGTTTTCATTTGTTTTTTGTGCATTTTTGTTTCCATAAGGCGCTCCAACTTTACCTACCGGGGAAGCATTGTGTTTTTTGGGTATTGTAATGTCAATCATAGCCTTCATCTGTACCCATACTGCCAGTTCCATCCCTGTTAATTCTGGTTCAATGCCATGCAAGCCATAATTTTTTATCATGCGGTAAAACCGGAGCTGCATATCTTCCGGTAAAGCGTCTAATGCCTGTTCAAGAGTTTCGCCAAAAACAAACTTCTTAAATTCCATCTCAGTTACCACCCCACGGGTATTCCTGTATCAGCGGCTCGCCCCATATCGGGGCAAGGCTGTCTTTCATAAAGACCGGGACATTGCTACGGCGGCACTCGTTGACGATGTTCTCGATCCATTCACGCTTGGGGATTACTTTGCCTTTGTGGTTTCCAGTCTCTGCCCCTACTATCACTAATTTGACAGGCATTATTCGCAGTTCATTTAATGATATTTCTTCGTGTAACGGTTCAATACTCAAAAAACATGTTCGA